ACAGCAACCAGAAGTTGCACAAGCAGTAGATGATATAGTAAATGAAGCAATAAGTATATCTTCAGACTATAAGGTCGTTGAATGTGTTACAGATGATGTCGATTTATCTGACGGCATCAAAAAGAAAATTAGAGAAGAGTTTGACAATGTATTAAAATTGTTAGACTTTTCTTCTACTGGTTACGATACTTTTCAAAAGTGGTATGTTGATGGAAGAATCAACTATCATGTTATGATTGATGTTAAGCAACCTCGAAAAGGTATTCAAGAGTTGCGCTATATCGATCCAAGAAAGATTCGTAAAGTCAGAGAGTTTGATAATAAGACTCGAGGCTCTAATAGCCAAAGTCAAGATAATAAGTTTTTAACAAAGCAGATTAAGAACGAATACTACATTTTCAGCGAGAAAGGCTTTTTAGGTCAAGCTGGTAATCAGATTGGTCAACAAGGAAACGAACTAGCCGGACTAAAGATAGCTAAAGATTCGATTGTCAATTGTACATCTGGTCTTTTGAATGAGAGTAACTCATTAATCATTTCTCACCTACAAAAGGCAAGTAAGCCTTTGAATCAGTTGAGAATGATGGAAGATGCTGTAGTTATCTATAGAATATCTAGAGCGCCTGAAAGAAGAATTTTCTATATCGATGTAGGTAATCTGCCTAAGATGAAAGCAGAACAGTATCTACGAGATATGATGACTAAGCACAAAAATCGCTTAGTATATGATGCAAGTACTGGTGACGTTAAAGATGATCGTAGACATATGAGCATGACTGACGATTTTTGGTTGCCAAGAAGAGAAGGTGGAAAGGGTACAGAGATCACTACATTGCCTGGTGGTCAGAATCTAGGAGAACTAGATGATGTACTATATTTCCAGAAGAGATTGTTTAAGGCTCTGAATGTACCCATCTCTCGTATGGAAACAGAAAACTCGTTCTCTTTAGGTAGAGCAACAGAGATATCTAGAGATGAGATTAAGTTTGGTAAGTTTATCAGCAGATTGAGATCGAGATTCTCTACACTGTTCGATAAAGTTCTTGAGAAGCAGTTGATACTCAAGGGAATAATTAAACCTGAAGAGTGGAATGATATTCAAGCCTCTCTTAGATATAATTTCATGCAAGACAACTACTTTGAAGAGTTGAAAGAAAGTGAAGTCTTGAGAGAAAGATTAGGTATGCTTCGTGACATTGATGAGTATGTTGGTAAGTACTACTCAGCAGATTGGGTTAGAAAGAATGTTCTCATGATGAGCGAAGATGACATCGAAAAGATGAGAGCCGAAATAGAAGCAGACGAAGAAGACTCGAATGACGCAGAAGACGAGTTCGGAGATAGTGATGACGGAAATAGTCCAGAACAGGATTTCTCTGATGACGAGCCTAAAGATGACGATGACGATGACGATAACGATATCGATGAACCGTCTTTAGACTAGTAATTGTAATAAAGTATAAATAAACATATAAGTAAGGAGATAGATATGAGTGTTAGTGATTTGATTAAGAATGCGATGCAGAAAGACGCAAGTAGTTTTGAAACATCGTTTAATAGTGTTATGGCAGATAAAATGACAGCGGCTATCGAGACAAAATATGACTCTATGTTTGGCGCTTCCTCTGATTCAGTAGAGGTAGAAACAGACTTAGAAGCAGACACAGAATAATAAAGGAATGAAAATGAAATCTTTTAAGCAGTTTACAGAGGATAAATCCAGTGTTTTAGACCAAATTCAAGATTTGGGAGACAATGCTTCACCAGAAAAGCAAAAGGCTTTTATCGATAAGCATTTGGTCGATATAAAACCACTTCCAGATGGATATAAGCAAGCAGAAGTGCTAGACGTATCCGCTAATCGTTTAGCTGATCTTGATATAGCGAAAGGCGAAGACGAAGATGTTTATGAGTCTGTACAAGAAGAGACCGTAACTGAAGCAGAGATGACTGATGCTCAGAAAGCTAAAAAAGAAAAAATCATCAAAGAACTCAAGAAAAAAATGAGCGAGTTCAAAGATCGTTACGGCGACAAAGCTACTGACGTTATGTACGCAACTGCTACTAAGATGGCAATGAAAGATGACGAAGAAGAAGTTGAAGAGTCTTATAAAGAAGGTTATTACTCAGAAGGCGTTATTGCTGATCTAGAAAAAATCATTAAGACTAAAAGCGCAGGACAAGTAAAATTCAAAAACGGCAAGAAGCAGAAGATTGATCTCTTCTCAGCCTCTGCCGTAATTAATGCTTACAAGCAATTGAATACTGCTAATAAGAAGAAAGTTGAAGGTATGTTAGCTGATCAGGGTAAGTTCAAGCAGTTCGTATCTTTCGCAATGCAAGCAAGCAAATAAGGAAGAAGATATGAGTTTACTGATCAAAGAAATCGTTGAAGACGTACAGTATATCACTGAAGCCAAAGAAGATGGTGAAGGTAAAAATTACTACATCGAAGGTATCATCATGCAAGGTGATATCAAGAATCGAAATGGTCGTATGTACCCAAAAGAGATTCTTGCTAATGAAGTAAAAAGATACAACGAGACATATGTAGAGAAGAAAAGAGCATATGGCGAACTTGGTCATCCTGCAGGTCCTACGATCAATCTTGATAGAGTGTCTCATCTTTTCACAGAACTAAGACAAGACGGTTCAAACATCGTTGGTCGTGCTAAAGTAATGGACACACCAATGGGCAAGATCGTTAAGAACATCATGGATGAAGATGGTACTTTAGGTATTTCATCTCGTGGCATGGGTTCAATCAAACAGAATAAGAGTGGTATCATGGAAGTACAGAAAGATTTCATGTTAGCTACCGCAGGAGATATTGTAGCCGATCCATCAGCACCAGATGCTTTCGTTAAGGGAGTTATGGAAGGTGTAGATTGGATTTACGATGTAGCTTCTTCTTCATGGGAAGTGGCGAACACATTTGACGAGATCGAAGAAGAGATCAAACAGACTGCTAAAGTCTCTACAGCAGAATTAGAGATTAAAGCGGCCGCATTGTTTGAGAAGTTCGTTCGTTCTTTGTCTAAATAACAATTTTTATAAATAGTAATATTGACGATAATTACTTTAAAAGGAGAAGTTAAATGAGTGAATTAGAAAAAGGCGTTGATCTTGATCTAGACCTCGAGGAAGCGAAAGCAACTGGCGTGGATGCAAATTCAGCCGATGCCGTAACTCCCGAAGGTGGCGTAGACAAGTCTAAAGCTAAAAAGAAAGATAAAGGAGAGAAGGCTGATAACGTAGAAGATGACGTTAAAACTCCGCAGGGTACTAATGATGCAGGTATGCATGAGTCTATTGAGCGTTTGTTCAGTGGTTCTGAATTATCTGAAGACTTCAAATCATCTGCTGTTGCAGTATTTGAAGCCGCTGTTCACGAGAAAGTACTAGCAGAAACAGCAACCCTAGAAGAAAAATTTGAAAGCGATCTTCAAGAGCAAGTAGAAAAGTCTGTTGAAGAGATTGTAGAGAAAGTAGACCAGTATCTAGATTACGTTATCGAAAACTGGATGGACGATAATCAAGTAGCAGTTGAAAGCAACATTAAAGTAGAAGTTGCTGAGTCAGTACTTGAAAGCGTTAAAGGTCTTGTATCTGAGCATAACCTTGAAATCGATCAAGAAACTGTTGACCATAATGTCGAACTTGAACTTGCACTTGAAGAGTCTAAGATTAGATATAATGATTTAGTAGAAGAAATGATGGAAATCAAAGAAGCTAAGTCGCAAGCTGATCTAGAAGTAGCATTCAAAAATGTTTCTGAAGAATTAACAGACACCCAAGCGGAAAAACTGCGTGTTCTATCAGAAGGTATTTCTTTTGAATCAACTGATGATTACTCTAAGAAATTAGAAGCAATCAAAGACAACTACTTTGTAGAGTCTGCGCCTGCGCCAGTTGCTGAAGAAGAGTCAAATGATCTTCTACAAGAAGAGACTGCGGAGAATGCACAACCTGCACTAGATCCATCGATGGCAAGTTATGCTCAATCGCTTAACCGCTTTTCGAAATAATAAAATTTATAAATAGTAATAAGTTTAAATCTCAAATAAAGGAGAACCATAATGAGAAATGAAGAACTAATGAAAAAGTGGGCACCGATCCTTGAGCATAATGCTCTTCCCGCTATTTCTGACAATCACAGAGGAGCTGTAACAGCAACTCTTTTAGAAAACACTGAAACTTCTATTAGAGAAGGTTCAAGCTTAGGATCTTCTGGCATGTTATCAGAAGATGCTCCTGCTAACTCAGTTGGCGCTTTTGCCGACACTGACAGTATTGGTAAATACGATCCTGTACTTATCTCTCTAGTACGCCGTGCAATGCCTAACTTGGTAGCATATGATATCGTTGGTGTTCAGCCAATGACTGGTCCTACTGGACTTATCTTTGCTATGAAGAGCAAGTACAGCACTCAAGGTGGTACTGAAGCTTTATTCACTGAAGCTGATACTGCCTTCTCTGGTGGTTCTGCTACCGCAGGTGTTGGTGCAGACGAAGGTGCTGATCACATTGACGGTGTTTCAGGC